TTACTTGCATTTCTATTTCGTATGTACTTAAAATGTCTCTTAGTGTTGTATCGCTGTTTTCTACAGCTGGTAAGTCTAATATATCTTTGTATTCTTGTCCGTCGTATATTTGTTTTAGTTTTATACGATATAGGTGTGGATACCAAGTTTGACTAAATCCTTCACTTGCTCTAGTTACATCTTCTACAACATAAAATCTTTTCAATGCAACTTCAAAATCATTTGCTGCATATTCATCTATCAAATGAGGAAATTCAATAACATCTCCGCTCATTATTTTTCTGCCTAAAGTTTTTACACTACTATTAATATGCATTGTTACAAAAATAGTGTCGTTTGTTAAAAACAATCCAAATTGACTTAAATTAAAATCTAAATCTTGTACCGTATAATGACCTCTTATTGTGTAAATGCTTTCGTCATATTTTCTGTCTCTATTTTCTAAAAACAATAGATCTTGAATATTTGTTTCTTTTACAGCATCATACTGAGGTTGTTCAGGTGTTGAATCTGCATCATCAGGATTCTTTGGACCTAAATATTTGTGTATATTTAAATCAGTGCCACCAACCGTAAACATTTCGTAGATTGTGTTATCTAAGAAATTATAGTCTTTTGATTTTTGTGGTCTATATAAACTTAACTTTGGCATACACATATTTATCGATAAATACTTTTGGAGACTAACTATGAGTAACGCAACTGCATACCAAGAAATTTATGATTATGTAAACACATTCCTCGGCGGAGGCATGATCGATGTAGAACTTGATCCTATTCATTATGAAACTGCTTTGAAAAAAAGTTTTAACAAATACAGACAGCGTAGTGAAAACAGCGTTGAAGAAAGTTATATTACATTTACGATTCAAGAAGATACTAACGAATATACATTACCAAATGAAATAATAGAAGTTCGTAAGGTGTTTAGACGTAGTGTTGGCAGTAGATTAGGTGGTAGTGCAGACGGCGGTAGTTTATTTGAACCATTTAATTTAGCATATACAAACACTTATTTGTTAGCAGGTAGTGGAATTGGCGGCCTTGCAACATATGATTTCTTTGCACAACAGCAAGAACTTGTTGGGAGAATGTTTGGTAGTTTTATGGAATTTACCTGGAATACAAGTAATAAAAAGTTTACCGTTTTACAACGTCCAAGAGCTGACGAAGAAGTGTTGTTATGGTGCTATAACTACCGTCCAGATTTTGAATTGTTAAAAGATTACAAAGCTAATCAATGGATTAAAGATTACACGTTGGCTAACTGCAAATACATGTTAGGCGAAGCACGTAGTAAATTTTCAACCATTGCAGGACCTGGCGGAGGTACTACGCTCAATGGTGATACACTCAAATCTGAAGCGCAGCAAGAGATTGAAAAATTAGATAAAGATCTAGATTTAGCAGTAGCAGGCGGTATAGGCTACGGTTTCTTAATAGGTTGACAATCTTTTTATATTATTGTATTATAAAAATAAAAAGAGGTTGTAATGGAATTACCCAAATTACTTGTAATCGGTCACGGTAGGCATGGTAAAGATACCGTTTGCGAATATCTACGAGACAAGTATAATTTTACATTTGAAAGTAGTAGTAAATTTTGTAGTAAACTTTTTATATTTGAAATGTTAAAAGACAAGTACGGATATAAAGACGAAGAAGAGTGTTATAACGACAGACATAACCACCGTGCCGAATGGTATAATGCTATATGTGAATACAATAAAGACGATGCTGCTAGATTAGGTAAAGCAATTTTTGCTGAACACTCGATATATTGTGGTTTGCGCAACAAATTAGAATATTTCGAAATGGCAAAACAAAATGTTTTTGATTTTGTAATATGGGTAGATAGAAGCAAACACTTGCCTCTTGAATCTAAAGATAGTATGAGCCTTGCAGAACACATTGCAGATTTTGTAATAGACAATAACGGTTCTTTAGAAGAATTATATTCTGCTGTTGATGAAGTAGTAGAAGAAATCATTATAAGATAGTTTTTCTCTGTCAAAACCCCTATTTTCTCCGCTGATCAGCTAAATAATAGTAGAAAGTACTATCCATAGGAGAAAATAAAAATGGCATTAACATCACCAGGTGTACAGGTTTCAGTAATTGATGAGAGTTTTTACACTCCAGCTGAACCAGGCACAACACCGATAATTTTTGTTGCTACTGAACAAAATAAATTAAATGGTAGCGGCACTGGTATAGCACCAGGTACATTAGCAGAAAACGCAGGTAAAGTTTACCTTATTACATCACAACGTGATTTAGTAGAAACTTTTGGAGATCCAAAATTTATTACTGATGTAAACGGAAATGTAGTACAAGGTGGCGAGCAAAACGAATACGGACTTCAAGCTGCTTATAGTTTCTTAGGCGTAAGCAATAGCGCATATGTTGTAAGAGCAGATGCAGACCTAGGAGCATTAAATGCAAGCTCAACTGCTACTACTGCTGACCCAGAAGACGGTACATGGTGGTTAGACACACAACTTTCAAAATATGGTATTTTTGAATGGGATAGTTCAGCTATTACAACTGAAACAGGTCAAACATTTGTTGCAAAAACACCACGCATTATCACTAGTGTTTCTGAACTAGCAGATAGCGGTGATGCAACAAGCGCACCAAATACAGGCATTGGTGCAAAAGGTGAATATGCAATTGTTGCAACAACATCAACAATTAAAATATATTATAAAACAAACGACAATACATGGGTAATTGTCGGTAGCGAAGATTGGGCAGGTGCTGTTCCAACCGTTACAGGAACAAATACCGTAAGTAACACATCATTTACAATCGGTAGTACTTTCGTAATTAACCCAACAAGTTCAAGTGCTGAAAGTACTGAAATTACATTTAGTACAGGTTCAGCCACACTTGCACAAGTAGTTGCAGACATTAATACAGCAATGTCAGGAACTGGAGTTAGTGCTGAAATTAGAGACAACAAACTAGTACTTCTTAATGATGGATCTGTTAGTGATGTTATTCAAGTAGTTGATGGCGTTAATCAACCGCTTTCAACAGCAGGAATTACAGAAGGGTTCTATTATGCTCCTAAAGTACAAATAAGCAAACACACTGATGTTCCTGCTTATAAGTCAGGAGATACTAATCCTCGTCCAACAGGTAGTATTTGGCTTAAAACTACTTCTCCAAATGCAGGCGCAGATTGGAAAGTAAAACAATTTAATGCAGACACAGCATTATGGGGAGCAGTTGATGCACCTGTATATGCAACTAACAATAGTGCATTATACAACTTAGATCGTTCAGGCGGCGGTGCAAACCTAAGTGCAGGAGCAGTTTATGTTCAAAGTAATGCTGCTGAAGATACTGATCCGCTAGGTCAATTTAAACCATTTGTTAGACGTTCTTCAGGCACTACAAGTGTAACAAGTAACAAAGTTACTACACAACTATCAAATAGCCAAAGTTATTCATTTACACTATCAGAAACAATTGTTGGTCAAGAAGCAATGACATCAGCAGAAACGGTAACATTTACTGCTGCAGGTAGTAGTGCAGACGCAGCAACAATTGCAAGTGCAATTAACGCAGCCGGTTTAGTGAATGTATCTGCAAGCTATGATAGTCAAAACAGACTTGTAATTACACATAGAGTTGGCGGCGATATACGTATTGATGATACAGACGGAGCATTAAACTTAATAGGGTATGATCCTTATGATGTATCAGATAGCACAGGAACACTTAACCTTTATGATCAGCCTGGTACATCAGGCGCAGGCACATGGGTCGCTACACTATGGCAACCGCTAGTTTACACAGCAAGCGATAATGCACCAACTGCTTTAGCAGCTGATGGCGCACTATGGTATAGCAGTGTAGTTGACGAAGTAGACCTATTGGTACATAACGGTACCAAATGGGTTGGTATGCTACATACTGATTCACAATATTATAATGCAGATAGTACATTAGCACCAGATCCAGAAGGTCCTATTGTTAGTGCAACAGAACCAGAAAACGGAGATCGTTCTGATGGTGGTAACTTAGTAACAGGTGATATTTGGATTAGCACAGCAGATATTGATAACTATCCAGGAATATACATGTACAATGCAGTATTAGGATCGTGGGTAGCAATTGATACATCAGATCAAACAACTGAAAACGGTATACTATTTGCTGATGCTCGTTGGAGTGATGCAGGTGCTGATAGTGATGCAGCAGATATAGTAGATCTATTAGTAAGTGACTTTGTAGACTTTGACGCTCCAGATCCAGCACTTTATCCAAAAGGTATGCTATTATGGAACACACGTAGAAGCGGATTCAACGTAAAACGTTTTGAGCGTAACTATGTAGACGTAACCGCAGACAATGAGCGTTATGGTGATGCAAGTATGGCAGCATATTATCCACACCGTTGGGTAACTGCTTCAACAAATAACGCAGATGGCTCAGGTAGCTTTGGACGTAATGCACAACGTAAAGTTGTAATTAATTCGTTACAAGCACTAGTGTCAGCTAACCAAGATATACGTGACGACGAGACACGCACATTTAACTTGATTGCTTGCCCAGGTTATCCAGAATTAATTGGTGAAATGATTACTCTAAACTTTGACAGAGGCTTAACAGCATTTGTTGTAGGAGATTCACCAATGCGTTTAACACCAGATGCAACTAGCTTAGGCGATTGGGCATCAAATGTTAATGTTGCTGTAGAAGACAACGACGACGGATTAGTAAGCAGAGACGAGTACATGGGTGTATACTATCCAAGTGGTTACACAAGTGATAACTTAGGAAACAATGTTGTTGTTCCAGCATCACACATGGTACTACGCACATTTGCACTTAATGACCAAGTTGCTTATCCATGGTTTGCACCAGCAGGTACAAGACGTGGTGGCGTAACTAACGCTTCAAGTGTTGGATACATTAATAGCGAAGGTGAATTTGTTTCAACTGCACTAAATGAAGGACAAAGAGACATTCTTTACACAAACAATGTTAACCCAATTACATTCCTTAACGGTGCTGGATTGGTAATCTTTGGACAAAAAACTCGTGCAAGAAATGCAAGTGCATTGGATAGAGTTAACGTTGCAAGACTAGTTGTATATCTACGTAGCCAACTTTCAAAACTTGCAAAACCATATCTATTTGAACCAAATGATAAAATTACACGTGATGAAATCAAACAAGCAGTGGAAACACTAATGGTTGAACTTGTTGGACTTAGAGCACTTTATGACTTCTTAGTTGTATGTGACGAAACAAACAATACTCCTGCAAGAATTGATAGAAACGAGCTATATGTAGATATTGCAATTGAACCAGTAAAAGCAATTGAATTTATTTACATTCCGCTACGTATTAAAAACACAGGAGAGATTGCAGGTCTTTAAAAAATTGGGGTCGGCGAAAGTCGGCCCTAAATAGATAAATACTTGTGTATTAAGGAGAACATATATGTCAATCTCAACATTAACAAAGATTTCAGTGCCATTAGCAAGCGATAGTAGCGCAAGCAACCAAACATTGCTAATGCCAAAACTACAATATCGTTTCCGTGTCACACTAGAAAACTTTGGTGTTTCAGCAGAAACAAATGAATTAACAAAACAAGTTGTAGAAGCAACAAGACCTACACTTAGTTTTGAAACAATGCCACTAGACATTTACAACTCAAAAGTTTACCTTGCTGGTAAACACACTTGGGATACCGTAACACTATCATTACGTGACGATGTTACAGGTAAAGTACAAAAACTAGTTGGCGAACAATTACAAAAGCAATTTGATTTCTTTGAGCAATCAAGTGCAGCATCAGGCTTAGATTACAAATTTACACAAAAAATTGAAATACTAGATGGTGGTAATGGACAAAACGAAGTAGGAGTTCTTGAAACTTGGGAACTATATGGTTGCTTCTTAACAAACGTAGATTACGGTACACTAAACTACGCAAACAATGATGCAGTAACGGTTGCATTAACTATACAATACGACAACGCAATTCAGTTAGGTGAAGGCGTTGGTAGCTCAACCGTAGCAAGAAACGTAAGCACATCTACTACAGGTGGCGGCTCGTAAAACTTAATATGAGATTGACTAAAAAGGAGCATTTTTTAGTGCTCCTTTTTTTATGATAAATATAATATGGCATGGCAGAACGAATATTTTGATAACTTATCATCACTAGGTAAAGTAAAAGGTAACTTGGGAGACTTTGCTCACGCAAGTGCTACATTCCTACGAAATAATCATAGATTAGCACCAAAATTTAAATTTCTTTTTCATGTTAACTTTAGTATTAATCCACAGGCATTATCACAATATAACTTACAAGATTACCTAAAAACAACAGAATTTAATCTACTAGTTGAATCTGCACAATTACCTAATTTTACATTAGATACAGAAACTTTAAACATGTACAATAGAAAGAAAATTGTACAAACTAGAATTAACTACGAACCTGTAGAAATAGTATTTCATGACGATATGGCAGGACTAACAACTTTACTATGGGAAGCATATTTTAGATATTATTATCAAGATGGAGAATATACTAAATTAAACTCTGATGGTAGTTCTAACAACAATCCTGCTGCTTTTAGAAATACACCAGTAAGAAATATTCCTGCATCATTTAATTACAGATACGGTTTAGATAAAGGCAATAAAACGCCTAGTGTACCATTTTTTAATAGTATAACAATAAATCAGTTACATACAATTGATACTAAAAGGAAGCATACATCTATAACATTATTAAATCCTATGATACAAACATTTAATCATGATAGAGTTGAATACGGTGCTAATGACTTTATGAAAAACACTATGCGTGTTCAATACGAATCTGTAATATATGGACGCAACAATACACGAGAAGACACACCATCAGGATTTGCAAATATTGCACACTATGATAAACAACCTAGTCCTTTAGGAAATGTTACTCCATCTAATGGTTTAGATTTAACTTGGAGTGTTATTTTTAATAATGAAAGCGTTGATCCAAACTTCTTTTTTTTAAACAATAGATTTCAAATCACAGACAGATTAGGATTACCTAATATAGAAAGTATATTAAGTGATCCAGAAGGAAATAGTTTGATAAATGAAATACTAAGTAGTTTAGTATTTGGAGTAACAAATAATAGTTTTCCAACCACAGGCGGTAATGCAGGAACCGTCAATGCAGATGTATATAGGAATACATTAATAGAAAATTCTAATGCAAATAGAGCCCAAAGATATGTGCAGTTATTGTCTAATCAACAACTATTAGACGATACATCATTTGCTACCGTATACAGAGACGAATTATTACAAAACGGATTTTCAGGAGATTTTAATAGTCAAAAAGCCGAATGGGATAGTTTAAGCAGATCTGCAAAAAATGTTTATAATCAAAAGGTATTAAATGCACTATGAGTGGAATAGAAAATATTAAAAAGAAAGACTTAGTAAAAAAGTTTTTTGACAATTATAATAGTAAAGATATAAATTATAATGCAAATGAAGTTGATGCAACAATTGGTTTTTTTGTAAATCGAGACTTTGATAGCAGTAGTGCTATTAATATAAGTAGTATATTATTACAACAAGCAAAAAAAGATAAAGTTGATATATATCAACTATTAGATACTTTAAAAGGAATAAATGAAGTTCAGTTAAGTACAATTGTTGCTAAAATTATGAATAGTAATAGAAGTAATTTAAGTTTACTAGGATTAAAAAGATCTTTAGAACAAAATACAACTGAATCTCGTAACATTATATACTAATGGCAAAATATGCACAAGGAAAATATACATTAAAAAATCCTGAAAAATACGTAGGCGGAAGAAATCCAACTTATAGGTCAAGTTGGGAATTTGCTTTTATGCGTTTTTGTGACATGAATGAAAATGTTAGTAAATGGGCAAGTGAAGCAGTAAAAATTCCATATAGAAATCCGTTTACAGGAAAGTACACAATTTACGTGCCTGATTTTTTTATTGTTTACGAAGATAAAAAAGGTAAACAAAATGTTGAATTAATTGAAATAAAACCTGCAAATCAAACATTTAAAGAAAATCTAGGACGTAATAAAAATAATCAAGCACACTATGTTTTAAATCAGGCAAAATGGGCAGCCGCTAATGCATGGTGTAAACAGCAGGGTATAAAATTTAGAGTAATAAATGAGGGAGATATTTTTCACACAGGACGTAAAAAATGAAATTAAAATGCTGGTATTTACAAAACGGAATTTACATGGATCATACTATACAAGGTTATCGAGTGCTACCATGTTGTCAATACCAACACACAGAAGAATTTGCGGCTGTTGATCATCCCTCAAAAATACATGAACATAAGTTCATAAAAAATATTAAAAAAGAATTTAAGCAAGGCATAAAACATAAAGGCTGTGACATATGTTGGAAAAACGAAAAAATATTAGGACATTCCATGAGATTAAGAATGCCCGATCAAGCAAGAAATACTAAAAAAGATTTCAAACCCAAAGGTCAATTTGAAAATTGGGATTTAAGACCTAGTAACATATGTAATATAAAGTGTGTTATGTGCCAGCCTTATTGTAGTTCTAAATGGTATGAAGATGCTGATATATGGCAAAAATACAACGGTGGAATTAACATTGTAGAAAGTTTAAGAAATAAACCTGAATTTGATTGGGATTATGTAAAAGAAAATGCTCCTAATAATGCATACTCCATATATATTGCAGGCGGTGAGCCTTTGTATGATAAAAAAGTTTTTGATTTTATTGAATATCTATCTAACTTTAAATGGAATTTAAAAAATACCAATTTAAGATTTAATACCAATGGAATAAGTTACACAGATAAATGGGATAGTGTATTAAGCAAATTTGAAAATGTATATTTTATAGTTAGTATGGATGGTTTAAATGAAGTTGACGAATACATAAGATTTCCTACTAACTTTAATGAAAAAATAAAACAAATTAACATTTTTCAAAAAAAGAAAAATTATCAATATGCTGTGAATACTACCATAAGCGCATTGAATTTTCCTGTTGTTCAAAAGCAAATTAGAAAATATTATCATTGTATAGGATTAAACACTTTGGTACAACCTCATTTTTTACACATCAATAGCTTAAAGCCAGATGTAGTTTACAAAATGAAAAAAGATAAAAAAATTAATAATCCATACATTGCTGATTTAATTAAAAATCACAAATATTCTCCTAAAGGTAACGATACTTTAAAAAAGTATCTTTCAGATTTAGATCAAAAAAGAGGAACAGATAGTAAAAGAGTTTTACCATGGTGTTGGGAGTAGATAAATAATAGTAGTATTTAATGGACTATTATTATGACAAAAAAATTAGAAGACTTGCTTAATCTGCCTGATAACAAAGAAACAAAAGAAACTTCTGTAGAAAACGTTCCTTCTAACGAAGATACATTTAGAGATATAGCCGAGCTAGACAAAATTAATTCTGCATTACCTGCTGTAAAAGGTTTAGGTGAAATGGCAGATAAAGAATTAAACGAAGTTGCAGACAAAGCAATGCAAGCATACGAAGATCTAATGGATTTAGGTATGAATGTTGAAAGCAGATATAGCGGTCGTGTGTTTGAAGTTGCAGGCACAATGCTAAAAACAAACTTAGATGCCAAAGTTGCTAAACTAGATAAGAAATTAAAAATGGTTGAATTACAACTTAAAAAAGAAAAAATGGATAAGGATTCTGGATCTCTACCTGATGGAATGATAGAAGGCGAAGGGTACGTGGTTACTGATAGAAATAGTTTACTTGAGCGTCTAAAAGGAATGGATAAAGATAAATAGTATTATAGTTTAGGAAATAACAATGAAAACATTTGCAGAATACTTAGTAGAGTCAGAAAAAGTGTATAGTTTCAAAATCGGTGTTGCTGGAGAATTACCAGAAGGATTTGAAGGTGCATTAGAGACTTCATTAAAAAAGTTTGGAGTTAAAAATATGACTCCTGGTAAAAAAACACCTATACAGGAACGTCCATTAGACTTTCCACAATTAGAAAATGTAGACGTAACATATTATGAAGTTGATTTACATTATCCTACTACAAGTCAAGTTT